GATTGAATGGAACTCTTGTCCCATCTCTCTTAATAACTTCCATATATTTAATACCTCCATACTAAATCTTGTGTTTTTTGCTTTTGGTGTTACACTAAATTTAGAGTTTGTAAGTAGATAATTATCCCTTTTCGTCTTCAGACTCCCAGAAGTCTTGTGCCAGCTCACAAATGTTTGTTGTGCCAGTTAAAATATCACGAGAGGATTTATTTGAAATCTCAGTATAATTAAATTCTAAATCAAAAAAATCTTCTTTATCAGCTTTATATCTTCTTACAATTTCATCAACATCTGGATTTTCTTCCCTATTAAGCTATCTTAATAAACGAATTTTGTCTGGACAAACTACTCTAATAACTTTTAATTTTATATTAGGATTGTCCAAAAGAGCTCTAACTCCATCTGGATTAAAAACTCCGATATTTAATTTATTTAAACGTAAAGAATCATAACTTGTACCATAAAACCAATTATTAAAACAAGTCGCTTCAAGCATTTCATTATTTAAAACTTTATGAGTAAACTATTCTGGAGTTAGATAATAATAATTTATGCCTTCCGCTTCTCCTTCTCGTATTGGTCTAGTAGTACAACTTATAATTTCATGTACCATATCCTAAGGTAATCGTTCAAGAGAGTGCTGGAACAGAGTGTCTTTCCCCGTTCCAGCCTCACCGCAGATTGCTAATATTTTATACATCTTCTTCTTCTTCTCCTTGATAACGTTCATTTCTTAAAATCAATTCTCCATTTGGAAGAATTTCATCTATTTTATAAAGTTGATGCCCAGTAGAAGATGCGTATTTCTTTGACATAAATCCATCATCTGTTTTTATGCCCATAACAACAATCATACTACCTCTATTAAACCAGCTTTTTTCAACAATATGCTTTACTCCATCGTCACCTTTTACTGAAATCTGCTTATCAAATAAAGAAAAATATTCTTTTCTAAATTTTACTTCTACGACTCCATCTGTTGTCAAAAGTGATACTGTAGATTTTGTTTTATTCTTACTAATGCAAGTTCCACAAATTCTACTCAACTTATAAATATTAATTGTTTTTCCAGCTTTAACGAAAGATCTTTCTACTTCTGGATTTTCAGGTAAATTAAAATAATTTACAAAACCATATTTTTTATTATCTATGTTTGCTAATTCATGCTCGTGATAATAAAAACATAAAACTTCCATTTCCCACTTTGAAAGACTACCCTACGCATATTTTTTCCAATCATCCATAAATATTTTTTCATTTAAAGATTGTAAAATATTATCCTTATCTGATGCAATCCAAGTTCTAAAAACATCCATCCATTTTTGATAAACATTATCCCAAGACTTTTCACTCATATAAAAATCACTTGCGCCATTGTATTGAATGAATTTTCCTGCATCAATTTCAGTCAAGAAATCTGTGGCTCTGATATCAAGATGATACATTCCCGAATATTCTTTCGTTTTACAAATCGCTTTTAAATAACGATTAAACTCATAAACTCTACGAGCCATAATTTGTTCATCTGTTACTTCTGGTAACAAACCATACTTAATCAAACCGCCCATATTTTGCAAAGTAATACGTTTCTTTTTATCACAAGTTTCCCAAATATACCAAGCCATGACAAATTTTCTATCTTCCATTTCATCAAAAGCTCCACCTTTAATCAATGAAATCATTGCTTGCTTACCTGGCTTAACTCTAATTAAAAAATCTTTAGGTGAATTATAAGGACGTTTTTCAATAATATTTGATACAACATCATCGCCAACATTTAGCAATCCTTTTAATCCAAAAAGAATTCTGTTATTTTCTATATCTGGAGCAAAACCAAATTTAGATTTATTAATATTGACAAGACTTATTTTAATTCCTGCCGCTTGTATATCTCCAATAGCTTTTGCAATTTTACCATAGTCAGTACTTCCACCATTTTCTTCATCTGTTGCTCCACTATTAACAATTAAGCAAGCCGTGTTCCAATATATTGGATTAAAATTCGTTGCAAGATAAATCATCTGTATACCAACAAATGAATATGGTAATGAATGGTTTTTACTAAAAGCATATCCCAAAGAAGGGGCAATTGCAGTTTTCCAAATATAGTCAGAATAATTATTATCTTTTACTTTATCATATAATTGTTTCTTTAAATCTGGAATTTTTTTCATTTGTTTTTTTGCAACAACTTTTCTTGCGGCGTTAGCTTCAGCCAAAGTGAATGATGCTATATTATTATCCATGAGGATTTGCATCATTTGCTCTTGGAGAGGAACTGTTCCATAATAAGTATCACAATATTTGTGAAACGCATTACGTTGTTCAGGTTTCAATCCAAATTTTGTCATTTCTGTATCAAAATCACTTGGGTGTTCTTTTATTCTTAAATATCTATCAGTCTGAGATTCAGTACCCTTTTCAGACATAAGTCGCATTAATGCAGACGCCGCAGTCATTTCTAACATATTTTGTGGTTTTAATGTTTTTGCAATCCATAAACCAACTCCAGTGGAAAATTGGAAAACATCTAATACGTCTCCGGCAGCAAGATGATCCCATAATCTTTTATCTGAAACATCCATTACTTCTGGATGTAAATATTTATTATAAAATTCTCTTAATCCAATATTTTCTATCTGGTTATCTTCTTTTAATAGTTCATAACATTTAATAATTTTATCTGAAGCTTCAGTTACAAGAAAGTCATATTTTGTATCTCCTGCTGCTTCTGCTTTGTGCAAATCATAAGATGTTATTAAATCTCCTCCTGGAGTTTTCATAAAAGAAGCTGTCTCAAAAGGATCTTCTCCATATAATATTACTCCAGAAGCATGAGAAGATCTTTTATTTACAATTCCTTCAATGTATATAATAATATCCAATAGACCAGGATATTTATTTACTTCTTTAATAAATGGGACTACCGGCTTTCTATCTTCTGCTTCATTCCCATTAATAACATCTGCAATAGGCCATAGAAACCCTCTGTGTTGAGGAATTAAAGATGACATATACTGAGCATCATCAACATCTATTCCTTCTGGGTATTCTTCGCTACGATATCCTCTGCATGCTGTTAATATTGCAGATTTAGTTCCTTCAGTACCAAAAGTTGCAACTTGAATTAAACCAAGAGTTCCTCTTTCTTTTCTTATTGCTTCAAAAATTGCCGGACGCTTTGACGGGGCTAAATCTATATCGATGTCTGGAAGCTCCGCGCGTTCTTTATTAAGGACATATTACTCCATTATTTCTAATGGTATGGACTATCTCTTCATCCTCTAATAATCTCAAAATCATTTATTTTATCTTTTTTTGGTAATATATTTTTTCTTAACTAATCTATTTTTTGAGTAACATAACCATTATCAATTAAAAACTATCCAGCATCTTTATAAGTATTAAAAGTATATTCTTCATTTCCTCGTTTTAAAGTGATTGGATTTTTCCCATTCCGCGATGGAATGTTATATTCTTTTAATATTGCGCTTACAGTTTCGTGAAAAATGTTGAAATGTTTTGCTACATCTCTACAAGACATTTTTGGATTACTAACATAAAATTCTACTATTTCTTCCATTTCATATGGTATTCTATATCCAGTATGAGATTTGCCACCTTTTGTAGAATTATATCCGTGGTAATAACTATCTTTTTCTGCTATCCAAAAAATCTCTCGATCATCCAATAGATTATTTTCTACTTCTTCTAATAAAGAAAACTGGAAATTTTCAATTCCATATTTTTTGATTGCTTTACTAATTACCATATTATGTTGAGGGTATCCAGCAATTTCCTATCTCCATCTTTCTTTTGGATAGTAAATTGACTAACCCACATACCATTTTTTATTTATTTGATTTTGAATACCATATATATACCCCATAAAATCAACTCCTATAATTTTATGAGATTATTAAAGGCGTTGGGCGCTTCAAGTGGTAACCACTTCCACCTTACAGATTTCATAGTCTGTTCTAGACCGTATATCTTAGTCTCTACACCTTCTATGCGTCCCCACATAGTTTGGCACGGTATTAGCATATTCTATTGAACTTAGCTTTCACCGTTAGCAATAATCTCTATTATATATAAAATTATTACCACGTTGGTTAATACGTTTCACCCAAATTTATTTTAATTCATTACTGAAAGAGGCGTCTCGTCTTAATAATTAATTAAAGTCAAACGCCAATATGGTAAATCCCAACGAATTGGATCTAATTGAGTAATACCTAAAAGATAGTTACTTAAAAATCCTGTTGCAGAACCTCGACCTGGGCCTACAATACTACCGCAATCCCAAAACAAATCAATATAATGTTTAAAAGTATTAAAATATGCGAAAAGGCAATCATCCAATTTTTCTCCGATATATTTAATAATGTCAGCTTCGGTTTCAAGTCTTTCCCAATAATTAGTTTTATGAATGAAGTCTTTATTTTTCATACCATTAACGCATTCATTAAACCAATATCTTTCTTGTGGGTTATCACTATTCATTAAATATTTCAAAGTTGGATAATTTTCATTATTTATTAACCAAGGCAATGTATCATTTGGATAATCATTTACTTTAACTTTTGGAATTATTTGTTTTCTTTCTAACGAATAAAAAGATATTTTATTTTGAATTTCTAATGTATTATTTAAAATCCAAGAAACAATTTTTTCTGGATTATCTTCATTCTTAAAACATGGTGTTAAAAGTTCTTTTACTTCATTTTCATCCATTAAATGTGCAAATTCATAAAAGGCATCAACCTCTCGATCTCCTCCTTTAGAATTTAAATATGCTTTATGAATAGGACGATCTTCTTTTGTAAGATAATGAGCATCTGTTCCAACCACCATTTTTAAATCAAATGCTTTTGCGATTTTATATATGTAATTATTTACTGACATTTGATCTTCATTAGTAGATGGAGCACACTCTAAATAAAAGTCGTCTTCAAAAACATCTATGCAAAAATTAAGAAATTTACAAATTTGTTCATAATAAACAGAACGAGAAGTAACATCATTTACTAAATCAGCTTCCCACATTGGAACAATACAAGAACCAAGTTCTCCTCCAATACAAGCTGTCGTTGCAATAACATGCCCTTTATATTTAGACATAACTGATTGTAATTCACTTTTTAAAGTTGGGACACGCTCCATTCTTCTATCTTCATAAGAATTATACCATGCGATAGAACTTAACTCTCGTAAAGCTTTATGCCCTATTGCGTCTTTTGCTATCAATAAAAAGTGATAATATTTTTGTCCAGAATCTCTCGTATCAGTAAGATAAATTTCATTACCAAGAGCGATTGTAAAATCTGGATTTTTTTCTTTTAATTCTTTTGCATACTAATTTACTTCCATATGCGCAGATAAACACTCATGGTCAGTAATTGCGATTCCACTTAATCCCAATTCGATCGCTTTATCAATTAAAGCTTTTGGCCTATTAATTGAATCCAACAGACGAATGTTTGAATACATTGTATGTGCATGACAATTAAAGTATTGCTTCATTATTTCTTCGCCTTTCTCATAGCACCAGTCCTTTTTCTCTCAAGAATAGCTCTTTTTTTCTTATTTTCTTCTGAAAATACTTCTGGATTAATTGTTTTATAATTGGTTCCAAGCCAAATTGCCTGAAAACCTCTACGGGTTATTTTATCTGCATATATCTAGTAAGCATCATCAAAACAAATTTCACAATCATTATAAAGCTAACGAATATGTTTTACTTCATCAATAGATAGCTTACGAGTTTTTTCTAATGCTTTTGGATTTAAGCCGCCTTCTCCACCAAAAGTTTCATTATAGCCATTATTTAAAGCATCATAAAAAATAATCCAATATTCTTCTCTATTATCGGAAAATTTATTATAATATTCTTCTGTCATTTCTTCAACTACTTCAAAAGAAAAGTTTTCAATACCATATTTTCTAAAAGCCTAATACAATGTTTTATCCCATTCTGAAGAATTTTTATAATTAGTTTTATGATATTTCCAACGATCTTCAATCATTGAGGATTTTCCAATATAAATTTTATTATTAAGATTGTTTGTAATTTTATAAATTCCGAACATTAAATTACACACCCTTTCTTAATAATATTTAAAATTTATTAACAACAGAATACATAAAACTGTCCAAATGAATCCCGAAATAAGTTCCCATTCGACTATTCCTTTCATCTTATTTTTTCATATATAAATATTATACCATATTTTTATTTATTTTTCAAGAAAGAAATCTGATGCCTGTTGAATTGAATTAATAAGAGAATCTAGGATAAAAGCCATTTGTGCAAACTGCAATCCTTCTTCGTTCATAACTTTTACTAATTTATTATTAACAAAACTATTAATTAGTTCTAAGTCTTTTTCATTAATTTCTATCTCCATTATTAAAATCCTTCTTTATATTTATTTATTACAGAAGATAAATCTGTTAAAAAATTTGTAAACTTATTTTTTTCACTTTGAATTTCTCCTTCTAGGTAAGAAATTCTTGCATTTTTATCATCTTCGACATCTGCGATTTTTAAAATATCATTTGCTAAATTCTAATATAGTTCACGACTATCAAGCATTTTTATAATCCTTTACTATAACAAGTTTTTCTTTAGCTCTTGTAGCTGCAGTATAGAGCCATTTCTTATGTTCGCTTCCACGCAAAAATTCTTCTAATACTAGAACTTTATTATATTCGCTACCTTGAGATTTATGACAAGTAATACAATATCCATAATCAAATAGCTTTGGTTGGATTGCTTTCGGGAATCTTCTCCAATTACTTGAATTTATTAAAGGCTCTCCAGTAGTAATCATTTTTTCATCAATATTTAATCCTCTAAAAAATAAATCTTGCGGAGAAACCTCAACGTCTTCCATTGTCCATTCATCTGATAAAAAATCTACGATTAAAGCATTATTAATAAAAGGAACTCCTGTTTTATGCTTTATATTATATACTTGACCTATTGTGCCATTAACTAACACATCGCCGCAAGGACTAACACAGTCCCAATCATTTTTTAAGCAAATTACTTTATCTCTATCTTTTGGAGATATATCTCCTAAATTAAGATAACTTCTTATCATAGTATTTATTTTTCTTCGAGTATCATTTTTTCCTGCTATAACTTGATCTGGCCAAGTAAACATTCCTTCTACTAATTCATCTTGAGTAATAACTTGTACTTCATTACCTTTAAATGGAATTAATGGTTTTCCTTCTCGGATATCCATTGTTAAACGAATAATTTCGCTTTCTTGCGCTTGGCGCATAATTTCATCAAGGAAGATATGAGGATGGTCTAGGACTCCATTACTTTCTCCTATTGGAGGTAACTGACCAGGATCTCCAAGAGCAATTACGTGAATATGATGACTCAATAGAAGTTCCCATATTTCTTTTGGAAGCATTGATATTTCATCTACTACGATAAGTTTATAAGGCCAATCTAATGGATATTTTGGAATATGTGTGAATGTTCCATCTCTACGAGGGAAAGACTTATATAAAAGCCGGTGCGTGGTCATAGCATTGGGGCATCCCTTCTCTTTGAGAACAAGTGAAGCTTTGCCAGTAAATGCAACATAGCACACATCGGCTTCATCAATATCTAATGCTGCAACAATATACTTTACAAGAGTTGATTTACCAGTGCCTGCCTTCAGGCGTAGCCAGCGATACAAGTCCAAGGCTCATTGGCTTTGTATCGGGCTACAGCAATTTTCAAACCCTCTTCCTGCTTAGCAGTTAGAATCATGTTCTACTTCCTCCATTTCTTTTAGATTTAATTCGTTTAAACTCCACAATCCGGCATGAAATTCTTTATGACAATTTGAACAAATTAAAATACATTTTTTACTTTCTTCAATTGCCTTCTCTAAAGTAATTGAGTCGGATGAGATAATAGTATCTTTTTTAGTAGGATCAATATGATGGAATTCTAAAGCAGGAATACACTTATCATATCCACATCTTATACATTTTCCATTATATATTTTTGTTTTAATAAGCTCAGTATACTTACCTCTAGTAATTGTTTCTCCATCTGGGACACAATTATAACAAACTTTACGCTTATTCGCTGATTGAGTTAATGGAGAAAATTTTTCTCCACAAATTAAACAGGGCTTGCCAATCAATCCTCTATTATGCCTGGATGCTTTGTTTCTACAACTATCGCTACAATATTTAGCATCTTTTCTTTTAGCTTCAAACTCTTTTTCACAAAAATGACAAATTAATTTCAATTTTATTACCACCTTTCATTAATATATGAGAAAGGTTTTAAATGTATTATCGGATTTGTCAGAACTTTTTTCCAATAATACATTAATCATGTTCCCCAATAACACTGTCAAGAATTTCAATAAAACGCATTAAATCTCTATTGTGAATATCTTTTACGCGTTGTCTTGCTTCTACTTCTGAAGTATTATGCTTATATTTATAATCTACAACTTCGCTTTGAAAAGCTCTTGCTTGATAATCCTTAAAACGAAAAATCAAACTATCAAAAGCATAACCTTTCATTGTAATTAATAGCTGGTCATAATTATGACTCTTTTCAATCATTTCTTTAAAAGCTTTTTCACTCATTAGCTTTCCTCCTTTCTGCCCCACAATGTGGACAATAATTATATTGACCTTGACCTGGAGAAGGCTTTTTACAATTACTACAAGAGATATGATAGATAGTGTCATAACCCCCTATACATGTCCAAGCTTCATTGTGGCTATATCGTTCTATCGCAATATGTAATCCTTGTTCTTGTTTATTTGTTAATATCATTTAATTCAAATCCTTAGTTTATTTTTGTAGAAAAATATTATTTTCATCATTTAGATCTAAAAATTCTAAATCACTTTTTTCTTTTGGCGCCTCGATGAACTCGTTTGTTTCCGGCGCATCCAGATCATTATCTTTATATATGTCAAAATGAGAAGTGCTTATGTTAAAATTAATATTTATTTTTGGAGTAAATGTATATAATAATTTATCTCCTTCTCCTCCATAAGCATCAGTTGTTTCATAATTTATATCACAATTTGAAACTGTTCCTTTTGGAATATCCATAACAACATTTCCATTTTTATCTTTTAACTATATCTATGTAATATTATCAAATTCAAATTTAGAAGAATCTTCTTTTTGTTCATAACATTTAAATAACTAACTAAGAGACTTACTTATTTCATCTGTAGGCCGAGCTGTCGCATTTGATAATTCTGTTAAAGTAGAAGTTAATTTTAAAATATCTTCTATCATTTTTACCACCAATCTTTTTTATCGACCTGGAGGCATTAACCTCCAGGTCTTTTATATTAATTTGTAAAATAGTTATAAGCAGTTAAAGCATTATTCTATCTAGTAGAAACACTCTAAGATCCACACCGCTCATAACATTTAGCAAATGCTTTAACCGCTGATTCAGCGTCATTTAATTCTAAAAAATTATTATAATCAAATCCTGAATAATAACAGAATCCAAAAGTATTAATTTCATATTTTATAGTATTTGCTAAAAAATCTAACTGACCATTTAAATCTGCTCCCCACACTTGAGATTTATAGCCAGTATTCCATTGACACATTCCATAATATCCATTACCTTTTAACCAGTACTGAATATTAAGAGTTTGTCCTCCTACTTCTGCCATTAAATTTCCCACTATACCAGCACATACATAATCATTATATCCCAAATTTTTAAAATACAACCAAATTGTTGTAGCTGCTGGATATTCTGAATATTTTTCATTCCATTTATTATTTTTTTCTTCTTGAATAATTTTATCATATCTATTTTGATAAATTTTTTGAAGATTATTATAATTAAACCATTCTTTTCCTGCGGCAACAATTACAGGATTATTTTCTTTATATCCAAGAGACCTCGCTTCTTCTGCCATAGAATGAGCAGAGTCTTTTTTATCTTGGCAAGATTGAATTAAAGATAATAATTCATTTTTATCTGTGGTCTAACTCTCTTCTGGATTTTTTACTGTTAATATAATGGTTTGTTTTTGGGACTCAGAAGGGATGTATTCTTCTGAACTTGCGGTAGCCCCAGCTGTACAAAAAGTTATAACTAATGCGGTAATAATAATTAAAATTATTACTGAAAGTGTTCTATGATTTCTCATAATTGTTTTTCTCCTTAATATTTCTATTAAGTCTTATTGTGCAATTATTAGAAATAGTAAGCTGTCCTTCCTACAATTTCATAATCTGTAATAATAATTTGTGGATTAATATTTCCTCTCCACTCATTTCGCTCGCATCTGCCAACGATATTAATTTTTACACAACCTAAGTCAGAATATAATGAATTAAATTCTTCCTCAGACGACTTGAATTTAATTAAACTCGTGCTATTAGGCAAGTTTATCTTTAGAGTAGGATTCTTCTCTCGTGACATTAGATCTATATTTTTTGCTGTAACACTTATATTTTCAAAAGCTACGAAAGGTTCATCCACTCCTTGGCCCCATATAGATTTTAATTCTGCAATGTCTAAAATATCTTTTCCAGTAAAATCATTTCCGTTATAAATAAAATCAACATTATAACATGGGGTAAAGTCAAAGTCTGCTAATTCTTTATTAGCGTATTCAATAAAATTGTTAAAATTTTTATCTTTAATTCCTACGCCTAGCGCATTATTGTGGCCCTCTGCGTATTCCACTAAACCAGAGTTATTCAAAAATTCACGCAAGTTTTTAAATTTAGATTTATCATATCCTCTTCCAGAACCTTCCCAAATAATAGAGTTATCATCTTGGACAGATTTATTTAGGATTAATACCGGACGTTGATATTTGCTCATTAACTCATTGGCAATCAACCCCGTAAGATTCTTATCTGCTGAGAATTCTTCTAACTTAATAACAAGCAGTTTATTTTTTAACAAATCTTTGTCTTTAATTATTTGTTCAATTGTACTCAAGCTAGCGTCCCTTGCTTTAGTTTGGCGATTTTTAATATTTGTGCAATTTCGGCAAGCTTGTTCTACTCTTGTCTCAACTTGACCTTTACATCCTCTTTTGGTCGAAGGTACTTGTTCATACCCTTTAAAATCAAGCATTGACTCGAATAACATGAGCTTTTCTTCTTGAGTCCCCATACGTACAGTTGCATTAACGAATGGGGCAATATAGAAAGCTACTCCAGTAGGAGTTAATTCATCACCTAATGTAAATGAATTTTTATTTATCATCCCACGCAAGTAAGGATTTCTAATACTTTCTAATCCACGAACGACCAGTCGTTTTGTTTCAAAGTCTCGTAAATCCATCATGTCTGCGATCAGACCTAAAGCAGTTAAATCTAAAAATTGTTCAGAATAATTTACATTTAATAATTCATCAATATAACTACAAAATTTATAAACCATTCCAACTCCAGAAAGTGATTTTGTGGGATAATCACAAAGTTGGTTGTTTATAATACAAGCATATTTTGAAATTTTATCTGCTTCATGGTGATCAATTACTAGCACGTCAATTCCTTTATCATATAATTCTTTGTGCTCGTCATAATCATTTGAACTTGAATCTGGTAAAATAACTAATTTTATATTTTTACTTACTGTATCTGGAATTAACCCATGCTATTTCCCCTCGTGAAATCTATAAAAGATTTTGTTCTGCACAAAACTGGGGAATAAACAATATAAATAATTTATTAAAACCGCAGATGATGTATAACCATCACAATCGCTATCTACCTAAATCATAATATTATCATTTTGTGCTATATGTGAAATGAGTATTTTGGCGCCAGTTTTTATATTTGCAATATTTTCAGGTGGCAAAATATCATCATCACTCGTATTTAAATAATGAGAAACATCTTCTAATTTAATTCCTCTATTAATTAGCACCTGTTCTACCACTGAATATTGTGGGACTCTTGGTGCGATAAGTTGATATTCCATTTTGAATTATCAACCTCCTTTCATATGAAACAACTCCTTTATAAACTAATTCTATCTTTAAATAATTGAAGGAACTTCTCTTTTCCTTCATCAATAGGAGAATCTTTATATTGGAGAGTCATATGTTTATCAAAAATAAAGGATATATTTACATAATTTTTATATTTATTATTTAAACTTATTAAATTCTTTTTTAAATGTTGGAACTCTTTATCTCCAATTTCTTGAAACTGCCTATCAAAAGCTACTACAATTTCTTTAGCTCCTGTTTCTTGCAATAATTGTATTTGATATGCAGATATATTACTTCCACAGCATGCTACTGAAATATCATTCTCTATTCCAAAATATGTTTGATATAATAAAGAACTTTTTTCTCCTTCAAAAACAATTGCTTTACCAATTGTTTTTATACCACTCTGACTATTATTTAAATTATATAAATTCATTCCAAGAGGATGATTATATAATTGATTATTTATTTTCATTGGACGATATTTACCATATCGTTCCACATCTTCTGCACTCATAAATCTTCCGCGCAATCCAATAAATCTATTATTTTTATCAAAGTGAGGTATTGTAATTTGATCGGTTCCTGGGAAAAAACCTATTTTATTATATTTTAAAACTTCTCGGTTAATTCCTTCTTTCAACCAAGGAGTTAACTGAACATCATAATTTAATCTATCCAGAATAGATTTATCATATTCTTTTAAAACAATATCTCTTTTTACATTTTCAATAGATTGAATTCTTTCATATCCATCTAAAAACTTCCAATCTTCTAACTTTGAAGTATCTTCTGGAATATACTCAGAATAAAATCCAATTTTACTAGCAATATATCTTACAGCGTCATTTAAATCATATTCAGTACTATGTTGTAATAACATAACTTTCATTACTAATTCAAAAATATCAAAAGTTGAATCACAACCAGTATAACATTTAAATAATCCACTGTTATCATAATAATATAATTTTTTACTTCCTTCTCCCGGAAGATTATGACAAATTGTAGAAGAAAGGATCCCGAATCCTGTATATTCGGGATCTCCTCCCCACTCAGTCAACAAGTCAAAAATATTCTCAAGAGTTAAAGAATCTCGAACTTTTGCCTTGTCAAAATCAATCATTAATAAGTTAAAACCTTAATACAGGTTTCTTTTAGATTATATTGAGTGTTAACATAATCACATAAATACTTTTGAGGAGTCATATTACACTCTGCACCTTTTCGTTCTTTCAATAAAACTTTAGCCATTTCCTTTGGCATCTTATATTCAATGTATCCAGCTTTAACCATAATTTTTTCTCCTTTTAAAAAGCACTTTCTTCTTCATCAACAAGAATTTTTATATCATCAATACTTATAATTTCATAATCATAAGTAGTGCAAAACATAGGCGTTATTCTACAGCATCCTAAATCTGATTTACACCATAATAGAATTCCTTTAAATCTTCCTCGTCTGTTTTTATAAACAGAAATTTTTATTGTTGGTTTATCAAATGCGTTACTTGATAAAATTTTATCTAATGATACTAAATCTTCATCTTTAACATTTAATAAAATTGAGCCAAAATCAATTTTATCTGCAATAGCTTTTGCTCCTCTTAGTAAATTTTGATCTGGAGTTTTGCTTTCTTGATAATCACTATTTAATTGTGTTGCAGACATAATAAAAATTCCATATTGATTACATAAATCTTTTAATCTAATTGATAACATATATAATATATTATCTTCTCTTAATTTAATGCCACCAGAACGTCTTGAAATTTCTTCAAGAATTTTTAAACTTGTATTAATATAATCAAAAAATACATATTTTATATCATGATCTCGAATATTTTTCTTTATTCTATCTTCAATATCTTGTAAAGAAAAATCTGGCATTTCTTCAATATACAAGTTACTATCTTTTAATATTTTAACAGCTTTATTTACGCGATCTTCTTCATCGCCTTCATATTTACCATTTAAGATATGCTCTTCATTTACATTTGACAGAAATGCTACCATCATAGTTTGTATTTCTGCTTTTTCTTGCTCTACTGCAATATACAATGTAGGTTGTGCGATTCCAGTTTTTATCCAACCAAAATTATCATCATACATTTTATTACATCCAATATAACAAGCATCAGCAACCATCGATCTAGACTTTCCTACTCCAGTAGCTGCTGACCGCAAATAAAACTTTTTTAATCTTGCTCCTCGAGTTATAGTATTTATTAGTGGCCCATACAAAGGAACTCCTACTTCTGGAGAAGTTTTATATTTATCTATTAAATCTTCAAGTCCATCTGCGGCCTGATATGCTTCGCCAAATACATCGTCTACATATTCAGCTCTAATTGCATCAATTTTATCATTAACTTTATTTGCAATTTCAGTTAATGAAGAATTATCTAAAATATCTTCTTGAAGCTGTTTCTTTTTTGTATCAAGAATATTATCTGGATCATAAATATCAGTTACATTAATTCCGCAATTATCATATGCTCTAAGCAAAGACATCTTTTTCATTCTGCCATAATAATAATCAAAAGTAGATTGAGAACTATTATCAGAGACTTTAATTAACCACTCTTCACCTTTTTGTTGTTTAAAAATTGCTTCACTCTTTGGTCTAGATGATAAAAAATCAGAAATGTTTTCAAGAGTAATTTTTTCTGCGCCTAATTCATGTAATTTAAATATTGCTCCAAAAGCAATACGATGAAATTCATCTGGGAAATCGTTGTCTGTTATTGTATATTTGTCAGTATAATCTAAAAGTTGAGGCGTATTATATACACAGCCGATAACTTGCATTATTGCTGATACATCTACAAATTTTGAAGCCATGTATCATTCTCCTTCTTCTTTATCTAAAAATGAAAATAAATTTCTTTTTTTAATATTCCTTTGAGGATCTGCAATATGTACTTCAATTACTTTTGGAATATATTTTTCAATTTCTTTATCTTCATTTTTTTGTTGCGCTAACCACAAAGAATAATAATAATTATAAGCATCTTTATAAATATAAGGGACAATTCCAATTCCACCATTTGCTTTTTCTATTGGATTTCCTTTAACTTCATAAAAATAAACTAAAGCTTTTAATATTCCGCTATAACTATATTGGAATTCTTCAACATACTGATTTAATTGTTTTTTTATTCTTGGATTAATATATTCTTCATTTAATAAATTCATTATGTATTGTTCAAGTTTTTCTTTATCAGTTAACTCTCTAGATTCTTCATATTTAGCACATTTTTTATGAAAATATTTCCCATTAATAACTTTAAATTCTTCTTTAGATTTATTAAATTGTTTCTTACAATACTCACAAGTTACAAAATCTAAAGGATTTATAATTTCTAAATCTGGAAGAGATTTATCTTCAATCTTTTTTCGTAGATAGCATTTAGCATGAGCATATCTTCTACTTGAAGTTTGAACATATTCATCTTTATCTCTATCAAATTTTTCTTTACAATATACGCAAGATACGATATGCGACATTTAAATGCTCCTTTCGTATATATATTTATTATACAATAAAAAAGTATAAAAATCAAGTCGAGGCAACTTTTAGGGTTGCCTCGACTTTAATCTTAAAGTTTCTTCAGATCAAAGATGATAAGATCAACTTGTGCAGCTTGATCTTCTGTACAATCGCTGACCTTTTTACCCTTACCAAGATGTTTTTCTATAATTGTAGTAATCTTTGACGCATTAGATTGATTTTGCTGCATTAGAGTATTAATAATATCTTGTAGTTCTGTCATAAGTTTTGGAAAGTCATAATTTTCTTCATCAGTATTCAATTTTACAGCTTCATTTGTTACATATTTTCCATTATTTACGGCGGCCTCTTTATCAATAGCTTCTGCAATCGCATTAACTAAATTATCATATGTAAAATCAATTACATCTGGAGTATATTTAAATCTAGAACCTGCAACAAATCTAGTAGAACCACGAAGGAATAATTTTGTTTTTTCCCCATCTTCAGTTTCTACAATTCGTGAATATCCAATAATATCACAAGTTCTTTCACAAACTAACCTAGCTCTATTATCAAGAGTAGGAATAATTTGATTATACTCTTTTCCACTTTCATCTTTAAAGGTTTTATCTTGTGAATGACTAATTAAGACTAGACCGTAATCCATTTGAAGAATTTTTCTAATGGATTCGTCAAATTCTGCCTGAGCCATTTTATATCCCTTACCATAAGGAATATCTGCTACATTATCATAAGAATTTTTAGCATCACTTGCGACACCGCAAATATATTTTTCACAATAAGAATAGGCAATGTCTGCGGTATCAATTACGATAGTTTGGAATACTTTCTTTACTTCTTCGTCTCTTAACTCAGAAAGAACTTTTTTAAAATCTCCCCAAGAATTCATTGGCTTAGCCATGATCCCAGGAATTGCAGAATATCCTTTCTCGAATGCAATAATCAAAGATCCAGGAAATTTACTTGCTGTAGTAGTTTTTCCACTTTTCGGTTCTCCATAAAAAAGAACTGAATATCCTCTTAAATTTCTACTGACTTGATGTGGTTTAATTTCCAAAAGTGAATTAGCCATTTTATATCTCCTTAATTTGGAATTTTATTTAATTTATCAATAAGTTCTTTATTAATATTGTCATCTATTTTAAATGATTTTAAAATTTCATCTAATTCTTCTTTAGATATACCGGGAGAATCTTCATAAAATTTGAGATCCGAGCGATGCCCTCTTAAGACATCGCTCGTATTTTCATTCTCAATCAAAAATTAAATCCACCCTTGGCAGGAGCAGCTGCTGGCTTAGTAGCAGAGCCGTTTCCCTTTGAAGCATTGTATTCCTCTTGACGCTTCTTAAGAGTTGCCAAATAAGTTTCTCTATTAGAAAGAGCTTCGACAAGTTCAGATGCCAAAATAGTATCTTCACTATCCCAAACATAAGGAACTGTTGCCGCTCCAGTAATTACATAATCTTTACGAGTATTCTTTACCTCATGGACAGAGGATTCTCCAAAAGCAGACTCCTCAGTAATAGTCTTAACAATTACCTCAGATACCTGATGTCCCCAAACCTTTGTAAAGACAGGTTCCTTATTAGTCGCGCCAAGACCCTCAAAATAATCCATTGCCTTAGGATTCAATGCAGAAAACTCTACTGGAAGAATTGCATTACGGAAATCAAAAATAGCTCCCTTAATAATCAACTTCTCTGGAGTTCCCTTATCTTCGTCTGCTTCTACTCTTACAGTGTTTGTAATAATCATATCACACTTAAAAGTATCACGAGACTTTTCGTCTTCTGTCAAAGCATCTGTAGTATGGATAAATCCACCTTCATTGCGCTTTACACTTACAAGTTCTTCCTTGCCTGAACGGTCAGAATAAAACTCATTAAGGCCGATTGCAGAATCTACACGGACCTTGGCCGCATGTTCTTTACCCTCATTCATTACTGTGGCAAGAGTTCCATCAATAATATTCTGTAGAGTTCCAAACGTAGCATTGGTCTTTCCCTTGGAAGTAGTAGCAGTTACATAAGTATAATGAACTGAAACGATATTAGTACAAGCATCATCTGTTGCAATATCAATAGTTCCTGCAATATACTCAGTTCCTGGATTCTTAGAATTCTCACCAGAAGTCTTTTTCTCAAGTGCGTGCTGGTAAAGCAATCCTTCAACATGAGTTTCATTAGTCATATTCTTCTTCATAAATTTTGTTCTCCTTAAAATAATAATTAATTAATTTTAATATTCTTTCCATTATCTGTTAAAGCATATATAACTGGATCTTGGCCAACTTTTTCTACATAACCATCAGACACAAGCTTTCTAAGTGCGCCAGATACCATACGAGAAGAAACAAACATTCCCTCTGCAATATCTTTTGCCTTCATCATAGGAACTTCTTGATGTTCTTTCATATAATTAAGAATAAGTTTTCCATTATCTGTAAAAAGGGGTTTATCCTCTTCTACAACATTTTTAAATGCTTCCCAATACATTTTTGCTCCTTCTGTCATAGATGGAGAAATATCAGGTGCATTTTTTGAAAAGGTAATTAATGTTTCAACATAATTAATAAATTCTTGTTTCTTAGACATTTTTTATTTACTCACTTTCTTTTTACCTTATATATATATTATACAATTTTTTTTGAGTAAAATCAATTAATACCTGCCACAACCGTGGGCTTCTGTACATTTCCCATATAGTTCACATTTTGGTTTAAAATAATTATCTACAATATATTTCCACTCTTCTGAATAATTACTTAAAGAATTTTTTAAATCTCTAAATAATTCTCTAAATTCCCAATAGGCACGAACACACTCACGTTGGTGAGACATATCAATAAGGTTTCTTAAATTATGTTTACAAACAATTTTAGTCGTCATTCCAAGAGGAAGTAATAGTGCATTATCTTCTCTTGGAATATTAAGATCTTGAAGTTTTTGTAATCCTGCTAAAATTGCACTCATTGCGTCATCATAAACTTTTGCGGCTTCTGGATTTTCAATAATTGTATGAGGTGTGATATAATCAAAACCCTTTTGATAATTAATATATCGAGTAGATGCCTGTAGCCTTGTTGGAGCTCCTCCAATATGAGTATACCATTCACGAATTACTCTAGCACTATATCCGTCTAAAACCATATATACATCTGGAAACTCAAGAGTTCTACCATGATTTGAAGATAAGCAATCCAATCCTCTTTTATAATTTTTTTCTTTGTCTGAAGTATTTGCTCCATAACAAATTCCTGCTTCTTCTCCAATTAATGAGATTGGATCTAAAACAGTTCTATCTTGAATAATAACCTATCCCATTTAATCCTCCAAACTTAAAGTATAACCGTCTATATTTGTGCAAAATGATAATTTTAAAAAGATTTCTAATTCATCAATATAGAATTTTTTATCTGAATTATTTCCTCTATATTGTTGCATAAATTCACCGTAAGAAATACAATCAATTCCAACAATTCCATAAGCCAGAGATTTAGCTCTCATCGCTGCTGGATTTGAGCATACAATAGTCCCATTGTTTTCTTTTGCTAAAAGTAATAATCTACTTGTTTTGCCTGTCGCACGACCATCAATAATTCTATACATATAAACTCCTTATTTTATACTATAACCAAATTCTTTTGCTTTAAAAAAATCTTGCCAGTAGTCTTCTCTAGAATCTAGCATACTTCTATCACATTCTTCTATGACTTCAAAAGAAAAGTTTTCAACTCCAATAGATAACATAGCAGGGTATAGTTTATTGCGCGTTGGAGGATCGGCGCCAATTCCACGCTTTATATGTTGTTTCCAACGCTCTGCTAAATTAGCAGCTTGTCCTATATAGCACATTTGATTTTCTAAATTTGTTATTTTATAAATTCCAGTGTGTACTCCTGAACCTATTACTCTACCAATAAGATCTGTTGTAGGATTTTCATAATAACATTTCCATATTACTTTATTTAATGGTTCGCTATTTCTTAAATATGGTTCAACTTCTCTTAATTTTTTTATCTCTTGTTTATCAATATCAGAAATATTTAATTTATAAAAATCTGATTTATTTTTTAATTCTTCCGCTCTTTTATTTGCTTCAACTGAGGCTGCAATTTTCTTTTTTAAATCTTCAATTTTTTGTTGGACTTCATTTAACTCAAATTTAGCAATTTCTATTCTATTGTGAAAAGCTTCGGTGCATTCTTCCATGGTTATAGAATATTCTTTTTGAAAATCCTATTCTGCATTTTGGTATTGTTCTCCAGCTCTTTCTGCGGCTTGGTCTAGTTTTTCTTGCATTAAAGCTAAATTTTTTTCATAAAAAATTTTAGCTGCATTATCTTCATTCTATTTAGTGTTTTCAAGATATTCTAATAAATCAGCTTTTTTATCTTGTAATGCTTTTAACTCAATTTTTAATTTTATATTTTCTTCTTTAGTCTATTCATCTAATTTATATTTCTATTTTACTTTTGGAAATAAAATTAAACAAATAATTCCCGCGCCAAAAAGAAAACATACAATATTAATCCATATCACTATATAATAAAAAAAGGGGTAGAATTACTCTACCCCTTTATTATATAAATTACTCAGCGTCAGCTGCGTCTGGATCAAAGCTCATGCCAGCGGGAGTAAGTGACAAGAACTTAACAGCCTTATGAGTTCCGTCCTCGACCTCAACTTCAGCAGGAGTACGGATACCCAAACCCTTGCGCTGAATAGCAGATGTAAAAATTCCATCAACAGAACGCTTCTCGAGACCAAGAGCCTCAGCCACGTCAGCAGCAGTTACATTAGAACCATTAACTTCCTTTAGATAATTAAGAACTTTCTTAGAATTTTCCTTCATAGCCATAATAATTTTTTCTCCTTTAAAATTGTTTAAATATTTTTTCTTTTAAGCTTTTAGCTTATGTAAATATTATATCAAAAAATTTTTTTTAAGTCAAGAATTTTTTTCTAATTCTTCTAAAATTTCTTGAGCATAACCATCTATTTCGCTCATATCTTCGAGACTCATAGCATGGCCAGAATATTCAATAATCTGATCTTGCGCTCTAGAAACTTCTTTCGGATCATCACTATGCTGAATAATAAATTCAGCTTGAGCAATTTTCTTAGCTAAATTCTTGATTTCTTTACGTTTCATAAAAATTTTTTCATCCTTAATTTTTACAATTATATTATATAATTTTTTTCTTACAAAGTCAAAAAATTTTTTATAAAATCTTGCTCTGTAATGATTGGAATATTTAATTTTTTAGCGGTAACATTTTTAGATGATGTAGAATTAACATCATTATTAATAAGATAAGAAGTGTTTTTACTTACTGTTCCTACTACTTTACCGCCATATTTTTCAATATCTGCCTGAAGAGCGGCTCTATTTTTATAAATAGACAAATTACCAGTAATTACTATATTTAATCCATTAAGAGGAAGAATTTGAGATCTTGAAGGATCTTCCCATAATGGATTACTTATTGTATCTTTCAAATAATTATTCCATATATAATCAGCTTCTTCAAAATTAAAATTCAATAATGATTGAGAAATTTCCCAACCAATTCCATCCCATTTTGTAAAATCATATTTTCCAGCAATATCTTCTCTTATATGAAAATAGCCAACTTCTTTTTTACACAACTCTTTTGCGATAGTTGCGCCAATCAATGGAATTCCAATAGCTGCAATAAATTTATCATCTGTTGTATTTTTACTTGCTTCAATTGCATTTAAAATATTATCAACAGATTTTTCTCCAAATCCAGGTTTATTTATCCATTCATTTTTATGATTTTTTAATTCAAATATATCAGAAAGACAAGTGATCCATCCCCAATCTAATAATTTTTCAAATGTTGCCTTTGAAAGTCCTTTAATATCAAGACCTTTTTTACCACAAAAATGGTCAAGTCTGTTTATTAATTTTCCCGCACAAGCAGGATTAGAGCAATACAATACTTGAGTGCCACTATCTGACTCAACAATCTGAGTCTCCTGGCCGCATACTGGACAAACTTTAGGAATATTGATTAGTTCTGGATTTTCACCAACGACTTCTCCTCTAGCCCAAGAAATCTGAGGAATAATCATATTAGCCTTAAAGACCTTAATATCTTGACCAACATAACTGCTACCCATTAATTCAGTCATAATACTAATATTATGTAAACTTGCACGCTCAACTATTGAACCATCAATTTCTATTGGTTCAAAAACTGCTACTGGAGTAAGAACTCCAGTTCTTCCCATCGTCCATTCAATATTTTTTATTGAACTATCATACTCTTCATCATAAAATTTATAAGCTATTGCATTTTTAAAATGATGTTCAGTTTCTCCTAAAGAAGCACCATAAGAAATATCATCATATTTGAAAACAATTCCATCAATAGGATAATATTTTTCTTTAGCGATATTCTTTATATCATTACAGATACTAGATTCTGTCCAATCATCAAAATATGGAACAACTGTAAATCCTAAATTTAATATACTATTAAGTTTATCACTTAAAAAATCATATTCATCAAATCCTTTAATGACATCCCAAGCGACAAATGTTAAATGTCTCGTATAGCACTCTTTCGAATCAAGTAACCGAATGCTTCCGGCCGCAAAATTACGAGGATTTTTATAATCGCTTTCAAATTCCACAAAATCGTCTTTTTTACAAATTATTTCTCCATCAATAATAAGCTCTTTTGTATAATTAATTTGATTGGGAATAGATGAAATGATTAAAGCATTATGAAGAATATCTTCTCCAATTAATCCATTGCCACGAGTTTCAGCTGAGACAAGCTTTCCATTTAGGTATCTTATAGAGCAAGTTAATCCATCCATTTTACACATAGCTAATACTTTTTTAGATTTAACAAAAGATAAAACTTCATTTAAATCTTTTGTCTTATCAAGAGAAAGCATTTTATGATTGTGAGTTATTTTATTTAGTTTATCAACAACCTTAAAAATAACTCTATGAGTGGGAGAATTAGGATAAATATAATTAGATTCTTTTTCTAATTTTTGAAGTTTAAAATAAAGATTATCCCATTCAATATCAGACATTATAGGGTTTCCATTATCATAAGCTTCTGTTGCAGCATTTAATTTATCAATTATTTCTTCCATTGGATTCATAATAAAACCTCTTATTTCTTATTACATATATATTATATAATTTTTTTAAAGAAAAATCAATAAAGAGAGCTTTAAAACTCTCTTTATTGATTTTAAGGTTATACTTTAGAAATTGCTTTTACAATATTTCCTTTTATTAACTGATTTCCAACAGAACCACGTCCTAATTCTGGAATATCTTTTGCAGAAATACATACTGAACTTTTATTTCCGACTAATAAGATATTATCTTCATCTGCGACAAGACATGCTCCCATCACTTTTCCAGTAATAGCACTTGCCTTATAGCCAATAATCCCCTTACCTCCACGTTTCTGTAACACAAATTCAGTTCTATCAAGTTTTTTCCCTTGCCCATTTTCTGAGAAGATAGCTAAAGAGTCTTGAGAATTTCTAACTGGTAAGGCAGAAACTACATAATCATTATCCTCCAAACTAATACCTTTAACTCCAGTAGTTGCTCTTGAAGTTGTTGAAACTTCATTGGAATCAAATTTTAGAACTCTACCATTATGAGTTACAACTACAATAGGTTCGTCTTTAATTAAAGCAACTGCCGCAAGTGAATCTCCTTCTCTTATGGAAATTGCACTTATTCCGGTTTTTTTCTTTGTTTGAATATATTCTTCTAATGAAGTCTTTTTTACAGTACCATTTTTTGTCATAAAAATTACATATTTTGCATCTGTATCTTTATAGATAGAATAAATAATGGCAGGTTCTTCATCAAGATCCATATTTACAAGAGACTTTATACTTTGACCTTTAGATAGATTGGTTCCTACTGGAATATCATTTACCAAAAGTCGATACATTTTTCCTTGATTACTAAAAATCATTAAAGAGTCTACTGTATTAGTTCTAAGTGCCATTGAAGTAATATCTTCTTGTGTTTTTACTCCTTTGCCATTAACTTTTTGAGTTCTAAAAGAAGTAGAAGGGATTCTCTTTATAATTCCATTCTCAGTCATTATTACGACGCACTTTTCAGGTTCAACAAATTCAATTTCTTTTTCTTCTTTTGTTGTTGCAACTTGAGTAATCTTGGTTCTTCTTTCATCACCATAATTTTTCTTTAGCTCTTGACAACTACGGATTAACTCAGGTGTTGGATTTTCAATTATGGCATTAAGTTTTTCGAGTTCTTTTTCTAAATCATTTTTTTCGTTTTGAACTTCAATGCTTTCAATATGAGCCAAACGACTTAATTTCATATCAAGGATCGCTTTAGCTTGTTCTTCAGATAGTTTATATTTATTTATCAAAGCAACTTTTGCGGCTGCCGCACTATCCGATTTTTTAATTAAACTAATTACATTGTCAATATCCTCAAGTGCAATAAGTAAACCTTCAAGAATATGAATTCTAGCTTTTATTTTCTTAGCTTCATAATTGGATTTTCTCAAAATAACATCTTTTTGATGATCTATATAAATTTCAATCATTTGTTTAATATTTAAAAGTTTTGGACTTTTATTAATTAATGCAACTTGATTAAAACTATATGTATCTTCTAATCTTGTCATTTTGAATAATTTTGCAATAATTGGTTCAGAGCTTACTCCCTTTGCGACTTCAATAACAAATCTTACTCCATCTTTATTACTTTCGTCTCTAATGGTTGTAATTCCTTCGATTTTTTTATCTTCACATAGTTTGTCAATATCAATAGTTAATTGTTCTTTTGATACTTTATATGGAATACTTGTAAATACAATAGAATCTTTTCCATTTTTATTTTCAATTACATATTCTCCGCGGATTCTAGCGCGTCCTTTACCTGTAATATATGCATCAGAAAGTTCATCTTTATTTATAACAATTCCACCTGTTGGAAAATCTGGACCTTTAATAAAATTAAGTAGTTCTCTAACATCGCAATTTGGATTCTGAATTACGTGAATAATCGCATCCATTGTTTCATTCAAATTATGAGGAGCAAAAGAGCATGCCATTGCTACTGCGATACCAGAAGTTCCATTAATAATTAAATTAGGAACTTTTCCTGTTAAATATACTGGCTCTTGTTCTTCATCTGTATAAGCATTTTGCCAATCAACAGTATCTTTTTTAATATCTGCAAGAGTTTCTTCTGCTAATTTAGAAAGTTTACATTCGGTATAACGAGCTGCCGCAGGTTCATCGCCATCTCTAGATCCATTATTCCCATGGAAAGAAATTAATGGATAGCGCATATTCCAAGATTGAGACATCCATGCTAATGCTCCATAGATACTTGAATCTCCATGAGGATGAAAACGTCCCATTGTATCTCCAACTGGTTGTGCGCATTTTACAAATTTTGTATTATTTAAATACTTTTTATCATACATATCCCAAAGGATACGTCTATTTACTGGTTTTAAACCATCCTCTGCGGAAGGGATAGCTCGATCAGTAATAACACTTAAACTATAATCAAGAAAACTTTGTTCTACTTCATGAATAATTGGAGTTTCAACAATATCACCCATAAATTTTATATACCTCCTCCGCAGTCAACTCTTTTGTTGCAAGTTTATCTGCAACGTTATTCCATTTGTCTGTGGAATGACCTTTTACTTTTCTTAAATCTATTCTATATCCTTCAGTCCAATGTTCAAAATAAGCCTTTATTAAATCTAAATTTTCTGGAGATTTTTTATCAGATTTAATCCAATTATTTCTTGCCCAATTAAACATCCATTCATTAAAAGTATTAACGCAATAAGACGAATCACTATATACTACTGGTATAGTTCCCCACTCATTATTGATATTATGACCATATTTTAACATTGTCCAAACAATAGCTTTTAATTCTTCTTTATTATTAGTTGTTTGCTCACATTGTTTGGAATAAACTTCAAAAAGTTTTTCTTTTCCATCAATATTTTCAATAACAACTACTCCAAATCCACCTGTAGATTCTATTTTTCCATTTCCTCTACAACTACCATCTGTATAAATAGAATAGTTCATACTTTTAATTCTCCTTTATTATAATAATCAAGGAGACAATCATAACGATTTTTCATATTATTATATTTTAATTCATTTTTAAGATTGCCATGACAGAAATCAGTTAATGTACCTTCTACAAAAGCGTAAACGACTGGATGCATTAAACAATGCTTTTTCTTCCAATTCCACCAATCTAATTGTGATTTAGGAGACCACTTATCGCCTTGATACGCATTTCCTGCCCCTAGATAGTCACAAATCATTTCTAAACAATCTTCAAATGGCATTAATATTGCTGTTGGATGACCTTCTTCGCCATTATCAATATTATCAATCCAATACTCCCAATGGTGAGTATTTCTACCTTTATGGTGCTGCCAAGCAACGCTATAACCATTAACATCTTTACAGTTGTCAATTGGAGAGCGATCTCCGCTCCAATATTTGATAGATTCATTAAATTCGATCGGAGAAAATTTCGACATATCATGTTTTATTCCTCTCCAAGGGATTCCAGCAATACAACAATATTTAAAAACATATTTCTTGTGAGTCAAAATCGTGTTTAAGTGATTCCAAAAATGGGTTTCCATCATCTTCTCCTCCGTTCTTTATAATTGTAAATCCTTTAATCCAAGTATCATTAATAATAGATACTTTATTATTTGGGAATAACTCATTTAAATACTTCTACAAACTGCTTGCAGTACTTAAATCTATATCATCATCGACAGAACAGAGAATTGTATCAGAATTACTTATATAATAAACTCTTACGTTAAACATCAATGTTAGCCCTCCAAGCATTTTCTGAGATAAATTTTTTACGAGGGTCAACAGATTCTCCCATCAAACTAATAAAAGTTTTAGCCACTTCTTCGGCATCTTCCATGGTAATTTTCTTTAAGGTTCTTGTTGTTGGATCCATTACTGTTTCGGCCATCTCATGAGGATCCATTTCACCGAGGCCTTTCATTCGGCCTAATTCAAAATTTCTTTTTGCAATTTTACGGTATGATTCCAATGCGGCCTCGTCTTTTAAATATTGAATTTTTGTTCCAGTAGTTACTTTAAATAGTGGAGGAACTGCCGCATAAATATAACCTTTTTCAATTAATTCTGGAGCAAATTTCCATATAAATGTTAAAAACAGAATTCTAATATGACTTCCATCTACATCAGCATCTGCGGTTATAATTATTTTTCCATAACGTAATTTAGATTCATCTACAATTACTTTATTATCTTTTATTTCAAGTCCAAAAGCATCAATCATAGAATTAATTTCTTGATTCGCCAATGCTTTATGCAAATCAACTTTTAATGTATTAAGAATTTTTCCACGTACAGGTAAAACAGCTTGCGTGGCTCGATCTCTAGCTTCTTTAGTTGACCCAGCCGCAGATTTTCCTTCTACAATAAAAACTTCACATTTCTTACGGTCAGAAGAACTTGCATCAGCTAATGTACCAGGAAGAACTGCGCGCTTTTTTGTATCAGTTTTTCTTACAGTCTCTTTTGCTTTTTTAGCATTCTCTCTTGCTTTTCTTGCAAGTAATGCTTTTTCAATAATAGTTTTTGCATCTTTTGGATTTGCTTCAAACCACACAGATAATTCTTTAGAAACTAATCTTTGAACGATTGTACGAGCTTCACTTGAACTTAGAACGTCTTTTGTCTGACCTGAAAATACTGGATCTGGCATAATAAAAGATAGAATTAAAGATAATCCTTCTTTAAGTTCGTCTCCAGTAATATTATTATCTTTTTCTTTAAGAAGATTTTTTTCTCTTGCATACTCATTAATTGATTGAGTTAAAGCGGTTCTAAATCCTGTTAAATGAGTTCCTGCGCTATTTGGAATAGAATTTGTATATAATTTATAAGAATCAGTGTATGAATCATTATAAACCATTGCAATTTTAACTCCAATTCTATCATCCATAGTTTCTGTATAAAATGTTGAAGTTAAAACATTCTTTCCTTTATTTATATACTCAATATAATCTAAAAGTCCTTTTTTAGAAGTGATCTCTTCTGTTGGTTTATCTTTATATGTAAAATTAAAAACTAAACCAGGAGATAAAAAAGCTAATTCTTGAAGTTGAGTTCTTAAAGAATTATAATCGAGTTCTATTCCTTCTTTAAAGATTTCTTTATCTGGAAGAAAACGAATTGTAGTACCTGTCTTTTTTGTAGTATCTTCAATAGAGAATTCCATGCGGATTCCCTTTTTAAAGGTCATTTTAGCGCATTTTCCATTTCTAACAGATTCTACTTCAAAGATTTCAGAAAGAGCATTTGTTGCCTTAGCACCAACGCCATTCATTCCTCCAGATGTATTATAACCTGTTTTCCCAGAACTATCAAATTTGGCTCCTGTGTGTAGTTTTGTAAAAATATTTTCAAGAGTTTCTGATCCATCAGCAGCTTTACCAAAAGGAATTCCTCTTCCATTATCAATTACTGATATTCCATCATTACTATGAACCATAATTGAACATGAAGTACAGTATCCATTCAAATATTCATCAACCGCATTAGATATAATCTCAAGAGTAATATGTTTTACTCCTTCAGGACCAATGCTTCCGATATACATACCTGGGCGCAAACGAATAGCTTCAATTCCTTCAAGAGTTTTTATTTGTTTAACTCCATAATTTTCTGACATATACACTCTCCTTTCTTTATATTTATTATAACATAAAATTTTGGAAAAATCAAATATGATTTGTAAAGCGGAAGTCTTTTCTACAATCTTTACTATTTTTTCTAAGTCCAAAGAGACAAAAAAATCGGAGATAGTTAAAAAACTATCTCCGATTAAAAAATTTTTTAAATTGGACCAAAAATATCTATTTCTGAATCTGAAGATGAATCTGTTGATCCTAAATTAGATTCTGATGCTACTCCATCTAATTTTTCTTCAGTCTTCGATATTTTTTCTTCAATATCTGGATCTAAATGTATTTGATTCATTACTGTTTCAAATTTGATGCCATCTTTAGTGTTTTCTGCTAAAGCTTTTTTATAATAAAAGACTTGACTTACTCCATAAGCTCCCCAAGGAAAACTTACCATTGCCGCAAGCCAAGGTAAAGAACCTGTAAATCCTTCTATGACACAGATATAAGCTAAGATAATAAATGAAATTGTTACTATCCATATTAAAGCTGATTCTTGTCTTAGAAGTGATTTAGAAAATTCTTTATTATTTTTTCCCATTAACTCTATAAATAATGGCAGCCATTTCCTCACGAGTTAAGAATTTTTTATACATTTTATTTCCATTTTCATCGCCATTGATGATTTTATTATCTTCACACCATTTTCTAGCTTCTGCAGACCAAGTGCCAGGCTCTTCTTTAGCAAGAGCGACAAGATAATTATTCATTAATTCATTAAATTTTTCCTGAGTCATATCTTCATCCTCCTCTACTGGAACCACTGGAGTTACAACCTGTGGTTTTAAATATGAATTTACTGTCTTTGCAATCCATGGATGTAAATTATATAGGTAATCTCCTGGACAAGACTTATTTGCAAACCATCTATGAACAGTCATATTCTATTTATCTACTTGTCCAATTAATGATTTATCGCCTTTCCATTTGAGTTCTGCAATATTATTTCTTTTGCAAATATCAACTAATAATTTAATCAATCCTTGTAATGCAGCATCTGTTACTTTATAGGGATCTGTTGTATCACTAGCTACTTCTATTGTAATTGCTCTGTTATCATTTGAGCTAGAAGAAGAACACCATGAGCGATCCTTCTCTTCGACATACATACCAATTCTACCATCGGATCCAACCCCATAATTAGATGAAGCTTGACGAGAAGAATCAGCGAAAATGCCTCCGAGAGTCTCAATAGAACATTGGCCAACAACGCAATGGATAGTAATTGTATCAATTACATGATTTCGTGGGCTTGATCTATTGGGAGAAATTTTTGTATAAGATACTAATGAACTATTACTCACTGTACTTACCTCCTTTTCTATTAAATTAACAAAATTGTTGTAGAATGTTTTACCAAATTCGGCCCGTTTGTTTTGTGCAGACACACTTTGATCTGCTGGACGTTCAAATTTTAATAAAACACTGTTTGAAGCTTCTTCTACAGAACTTGCATTTTTAAGGACTGTTAATATTGAAGAAAAATTCTATGATAATTCTTCATATAAGAAATTTAATTGCATATTTAAATCTCCGATAGAAGTGCCATATGATTTAGCAAAATTTAACAAATTCTGCTTTCTGCTCCAGTATGTCCATTGCGCAAGCCCATATCCTGCGCTATCATTTATAAAATTTGTATAAGAACTATTATCAACACACTGTGTATATAGACTATCTGATAAATTTAATTTTGTATTATATGAATTTTGTAAATTAGTAGGAGATAATCCACTTTCTGCATATAAATTACCCATTAATCCTGCTGTACCAAAATCATTTAATCCTTTACTCTTTAAAAAATCCCAAATAACTTTTTCATTTGACATATTTATTCCTCCAGTGTATTTTTAGGAATTAAATCTTGTAACTAATTTATTGAAGTTAAAAAAGGCTTCTAATATTTAAAAAATATTAGAAGCCTTTTTTATTACATTTTTTCTGCAATTTGTGCGATTCGAGAACGATGGATAATTTTTAACTCAACTTCTCCATAAATATCTTCTCCTCGGTACACTTTAGAAGCTCGTCTCATTCCATTACTAGAACCAGAAAAGTGAATATCATCAACTTGAGTATTTGAATCTCCATCAATAATACAAATTCCGTCTTCTCCAATTCTTTGCAATGCTAATTTTAATAAGGTAATATCTAAGTTCTAAGCTTCAGAAATATATATACCAGCTCGCATTCCACTGGTATCATAACCTCTAATATCAGAAACGGGAAGCAATAATAGTTTTTCTTCATTTATTAATGCCTCTACTGCCATCCTTCCACCAAATTTACTAATTAGAAGGTTTCCAATTTGAGAATCTAATAGTTTTTCATCTCTTGTTCCAGGATAATAACCCAATTTAGCTGAATTTTTTGTTGCAACAGTATTACAAAAAACAATTATCTTATCAATTTTATTATGTTCTAATTGATCCATAAGGAATCCTAATGACAAATAAGTCTTTCCTGTTCCCGCAGGACCTCTTACCATAGTAATCTTATTGTGGATAAAGCTATCTGCCACGCAAGACTAATACACATCGTTTTTCATTGGTTTTATCTCACCAAACCATTTAGAATTAAAAGATTTATAATCTAAATGTCTATACTCTGAACCAGTCCAACAAAGTTTATCAACAATCTCATTATCTGAATTTCTTACGATTAGATATTCATTTATTGATAAATTATAAGAATTAACAGATTGATTGCTGTAAAAATTAACCATTTCGTCTTCTGTCATTTTTACATCTTCATATCCAAGATAATCATTGGTATTTTCTGGGATAGAGTCCACATTTAAAAGAAATACTTTAGCGATATGTTTTAAAGCTAAATCATTGGTTATAAAAACAAGATTTTCTGTTTTAGATAGCTCAATCGCACAAGCTAAGATTTTAACATCATTCGATGTCTCAAAATCTTTTTCAATAATTGGCTTTAAATATGAATTTTGATAAATAATTATTTTATATTTATCAGGATTCTAGTCTAAATCTTGAAGAATTTTTCTTGCAGAATATTTTACATCTTCATCTTTATTAGAAGAATTTTTTATATTTTCTAACTCTTGGAGCGTAATAGATGATATGGTAAAATTTTCTTCATTGAATAAATCTCCAGCTTTTAATAAAAGACTACAAGTATCATAAAACTTAATCGTCATCATCAACTTCCTCTTCTTCAGAATCATCAAAAGGTACAAACCCGATTGCACGAGTAGTTGATCCAGGATCAACAGAAGATTGTTCCTTTTTCATAATAATATTGTTTTTATTAATTAAAACATTAATCTTACTCTTTTGGTATTCCATCCAAGTTAAAAATACCTATACTACCCCATCTAGTATTGGAAGAATTACTTGAACAAAAAGAATACCGGTTATGAAATACAATAGAAACTCTATGTAAATCACTCCCTTCTCTTTCTTCAATTTATCTAACTATACTAAATAAAAAATTACTCTTTTTTGGCCTTTCCCCGATTCTTTCTAACATTTTTATAAAATTCATCTTTATTTTTTATGAAAAACTCTAGTCTATGCTCTTCTCCAGATATTTCTAACTTTATTGCAGCTAGCAAATTTTGTAGTCTTTGAATCTGTCTTAACAACATTTTATATTCATAAGAAAATTCATTTGATTTTGAACTAGTATTATAGATACTTTTCATATGTAATAAAATCTCTAGTTGAGGTTTTAATTCGTTATCTCTCTTAAACTTTAATAAAGCAATTCTAACTCTGCCAGCCGCAATCTAACATCCAGTTTTTTCACTTTGCATATCTTTATCATTTGGATGACAAGTTGCAATACCAATAAACTCTTGTGATTTATATGTTAAAATGCAAGAAGCAATTCCATTTTCTTCATCCCAAGCAAAATAAGGCTATTTATTCAAAATTAAAAGTCTCCTTTCTATCTTTTTATATAAATAATTATAGCATTATTTTTTATAAAACGCAATTTTTAGATGATTTTGCTCAAAAAATTGCTATGGGTATCTGGGGCCGAACTTCGGCCGTTAACGAGATTCAGCTTTCAAAGGATATGAAAAAGACCGTGGGAGTTAACCCACGGTCTTTTCTTAATAATATTTTGGTCTTACAACCATCCAAATGATCCAAAGCCCACCAGTGCAACAGATTAAAAGAATGTCTAAAGGCAAAGAATAATGTTTTTTTCTTTTTCTGCCAGTAGATACTGCGCTTGCCGCAGCACTAGATGAAGAACTAGAGGAATTGTTAATAATAATTGGAGTATTATCATTTTTCTTAAGTTCTTCTACCTGTCTCCCGCATTTAGGACAAATTACAGCTTCAGAAGAAATCTTTTCTCCACAGAATTTACAAAATTTTTCGTCCATATTTAATCCTTTATATAAAAATTATTGTTTGGTAATTTTTCCACTAGTGACTTTATCCAAAAGAGATTGAATATCAATTCCATTGGCTTTCATCGCTTCGATAACTTGGTTAGTAGATTGCATTACATCACCTACGAATTTTGCATTATTTCCATCACCATACATAGTGATAGAATTAACCTTTTCAAGAGGCGCTGCCGCACTTGCTACAACCTTAGGAAGAGCATTAAAGTACATTTCCAAAACAGAGGCTTCGCCCATCTTTTTCTGCGCTTCTGCCTTCTTTTCGATAGCTGCGGCTTCGGCTTCACCAACAGCCATAATACCTGCGGCCTGTTGCTCTGCTGAATACTTGTCTGCATCAGCTTTTGCTTTCTGCGCAGTTGCTGCTTGTTCAATCTCATATGCTTTAGCTTCAGCGTCTTTCTGACGACGAATCAAGTCTGCCTCAGCTTTCTTCTCTGCGGCATACTTATCTGCATCGGCTTGCTTACGAACCAAAGCATCCAATTCATACTCTTTTAGCTGAATTTCTTTTTGCTTCAATTCAGCTTCTCTTTCAGCTTTTGCAATATTTGCATTTGTTGCAGCAACATCCTTCAACTGACGCTGCTTCTCAGCTTCGATATCTTTTGCAGCATCAGCTTGTGCCTGTTGAGTATCAACAGTCTTTTTAAGATCAGCTTGCTTCTGATTAAATTCTGCATTACGAGCTGCAATCTGAGCTGCTGCCGCAATCTTAGCATCATTAGCCTCTTGGGCTGCCTGAGCTTTATTAATAGCAACATCTCGGTCAGCTTGAGCCTTTGCGATAGCTGCATTTTTCTTAATCAAAGAAGTATTATCTGCACCAAGATCTTGAATCAACCCTTTTTCATCTGTAACATTTTGAATATTACAAGAAAGAATTTCAATTCCAAGTTTATCCATATCCTTAGAAGCTTTTTGCATAACCTGATCTGAAAAACTATCTCTATCAGTATTAATCTCCTTTAGAGATAGTGTGCCAATAATTTCTCGCATATTACCTTGCAAAGAATCTTGGAGATCTCTTGCAATATCTTCTGGAGCTTTATTTAAAAAGTTTTTCGCTGCAAGCTGGATACCATCAACAGTAGGAGAAATTCTAACCTTAGCAACAGCATCTACGTTTACATTAATGAAATCATTTGTAGGAACAGACTGCTCAGTTTTAATATCTACTGTCATTTGACCAAGATATAATCTATCAAGTCTTTCAAAAAATGGAATTTTGATTCCTGCTCTACCAATTAGAATCTTTCCGCCCTTTTTTAGACCTGAAATAATATACGCATTGTCAGGCGGAGCCTTTACATAACCATTCCCAAGAATGAGAAGAACCGCAATCACAATGAGTACCGGAATGATAAATGGGGAAATTGCGCTAAAAATACTTGCCATTTTATTTTCTCCTTTTAATTTTCAAAGTTCATCCATAATATCCTCCATCTGGAGGGTCTCGTTTATATTGTACACAATGATTAAATTGATCTGAATGTCCACATGTCATAGGAAAATAAATACACTTATTACATCGTCTTTCTTGTGGGAGTAAACTTCGTTCTCCTCTTCTTAAAGGTCTTTCAACTTCAATTTCCCAAATGCCAGATTCTTTTTCTTTCTAAACATCTTCATCAAGGAATTCAATACACTCTTGGACTTTACTATGCATTTCTTCAATTACTTCATCAATTAAAATCGGATAATTGTTATGAGAATCTACTCCAACATGATACATGAATGGAATATCATTATAAAAATTCGTTTTTTGATGAGTATGTCCAAAAAGATTTAAAGTATGTTCTCTTAAATGAGAAGAGCTTTCAAGATTGGATGTCATGGTTGGATAATGACTCAAATAAAAAACATATTTTTTATATTTAATAATTGTTGCATATCCAATAACTTCTACATTAGGAAGTGATTCATATAGTTTGATACGAGTATTTGTATCATGGTTCCCAAGAATTACTTTAATATTACCATTTAGATTAGATAAACAACTCATGCCATGAGTATTGTCTCCTAGCATAATATCTCCCAAATGGTATACAGTATCTTCTGGATCGACCAAACTATTCCAATTTTCAATAATTGTTTCATCGTGGTCAAAGATATTTTTAAATCCTCTTGGACTCCATAGGAATTCTCTATCATGTCCAAAATGAGTATCTGAAGTAATAAAGATTTTTCCCATTATATCATCTCCTACTGGATAGTTCCATCTTCATTTATATACCAATTAACATGGGGGTAATGTTCAGAATTCTCTTTATCCATCTGGAAATACATTCTGCGGATTACCCCTCTAGGAACTACAGAACGCCCTTCACGCATTTCATTTCTTTTAATAGCAGTTTCTAAAGAAGTTTCAAAAAAGACAATATACAATTTGCAATGAGACATATTCAAACGACTAAGAACTTTTTCTCTGCTTCTCCGATTAATATGTGTAGCATCAATATAAATATCTTTTGGTCCATCTTTATCGAAAATGGCATATTGAATTCTACGAATAAATTCGATGAAAACTTCATCCTCTTTAGAGAAATATTCTTCATCTGTCTTAACCATAGAAAATCTTACTTCATCACGAGAAATATGTATTCCACCATATTTCTCAATTCTATTTTTTGCCCATGTCGTTTTTCCGCTGCCAGGGATTCCGCACAAAAGATATAGATTCTTCTGCCTCATCTTTATACACCCCATTTTTAAAATTGTTTAAAAATTCTTCTACATCTTCTTGATTTTTACATTCAATATGGTTTACCTCTTGCTTACAATAAGGACAATAAAGACGTTTTCGATGAAATCTTTCATGCTGGAATCCAGATTCTCGCATTAGTGGAATTCCTTTATTTCCACATTTTAAGCAATAAAAATAATGTTCTTCATAGCTCATCACACAACCCCTTATTAATCTTTATTTACTGTATACCTAGTAGTAGGAAGTACACCACGAATAAAAATAATCATACCATACATTTCCCAATAAGTAAGAGTAGGAAGTCCAAATTTAGGAGAAATGATTCCATTCCAAAGCCAAAGCCAAATAAAATTCAGCCCAAAGAGAAGAACTGCAAAAATTGCAAAAGCTCCAACAGTAGCAAGAATTTCGTCTTTCAAATTATTTCCTTCTTTCTTTTATTTCATATATATATTATATAATATTTTTTAATAAAAATCAATTATACTTCTATAATCTCTTCATCAAAGGTGTCAAGATTTAATGCAATTGCGCAATTAGTGGAATAAGATCCACAATCAATATCAATTTTATGGTTTTCAGAATACCAAAAACTTCCATCTTCTTTTGGAGAATATTTTTTATCAATTTCAAAAGCTTGATACAAATATTGAATAGGAGTATGACCATGAATTATTACTAAGTTTTGATAATCTTCTGGCCAAGGATCATATAAATGATCTCTACTCCATATCATATCTTGTTCAGTTATAAATTTATTCTCTAAAGGAGTATATCCTGCATGACAAAGGATAATATTAATTCCTTGTTCATTTTTAAATTTTGCGGTTAAGGGTAATTTATTAAGGACATTAATATATCCTGCTTTTGCTCCATTATCAATCCATGCGTTCCAAGTTGGCTCTCCACCGTTAATCATATGAAGATGATGTGCGTGATCCATTAATCCATCATATTTAATATAATCAATCATGTCTTTTGCAAACATATCTTCATGGTTTCCTTTTAGATAAATTACTCTATCATCCATGAGAAGTTCTTTCATTAATTGAAAACCATCAGGACCTCTATCAATTGAATCTCCTAAAAAGAAAATTTTATCATTTTCTTTAAATACATCTTGACAAAGTCCTTTCCAAAGATTTATATTGCCATGTAAATCAGCTATTGCCCAATTACTCATTATTTTCACCAACTTCGTCTAAAGTATAAAGACATCCTTCGGCCGTATTTTGTTTGATGGCAGTATCCATTAAAATTGTAGCTTGCTCCCATCCAGTAACTTTAATAGAAGAAGATAACAATTCGCAAGGATGACCTTTGATAAAAATATACCCTCTAATAACATACATAATTATCATTTCCTTTCTTACTTTATATATATATTATATAATAAAATATAATAAAAATCAAGAAAGCAATTTTAATTACTTTCTTGATTTTATCTTAATTATTTTTTCTCATTTTTTATAATAACAAAAATTTTTAAAAAAGTCAAGAGGAAGCATCTTCCTCTTGACTTTTTTATTGTTAATTATTCAATTCTAACTTATTTTTATTTTCACTATCAATAAGTTTACACCATTGACTAGTCCCTTTAAATGCTGCACATTTTTCCATTAAGCAAGGAAGAAAATATTCATCAGTTCTAGATACTATTTTATTCGTTGGATTCATATCAATAACTCTAAAACTTTTTCTAAAGGGACAAAGTATTTCTTCCATTACCATTCTCCTCCTACTATATTAAGAAGTATTAAACTGATATTTCCCGCAACAAATCCAAAAAGATATTTTCCATTAATTGGAATAAATCTTTCAATTACAGCTCCACAAAAAATAGCAATAATCCAAATAATAAATGAAAAAATTCGGATTTTTTTATTGTTCATTACTAATTTCCTCCTGTGCTTCTTCCATATCTGGAGATTCAGCTTCAGCTTTAGCAACTCCTTCAATGCATTTAAAACTAAAGTTTTTATGCTTATAAGCACAGAATTTAGGCTTATTTACAATACGAATAACGACACCTTCACGGACATGAGTTTTTCCTACTGGATCAGGACCGTCATAAAAATCCTCTGCTAATTTTTTTACATATTCTCCAGCATTAATTTCAGTATAGCTTTCAATATTATCAGGAAGCTGGACCATATCTGGAATATATCCTTTATAAAAAGGAATTACACATTTGGCTCCCATCTGTTCACAACGATATCGCATGAAATCAGGAGTGTATTCTACAATATCTCCGTCTTCATTTGTCATAGTCATACGATAGACATAAAAATCAGATTGTGGAATTTTAATAATATTACCATCATTATCGTAACCATCTTCGCCAGTAGGAGAACATCCATAAGAGAATCGAGTAATTTCTCCATACTGTTTAATAAAAGATTTATCATTTAACTTTTTATTAGAAACATCACCCATAATAGGAGTTCCAGAAGTAGTAAATCCTACTACTTCATAATAAACTTCTTCTCCCTTATGGAGTTTTCCTTCAAAGAACTTAGAGTGCTGCTCGCGGAACTCATTAGATCCATAATATCCACCATCAAAATCATTTAATACGCATCTACGAGTTCCAGATACATATCCCCAATCATAAATTGGAGTTCCATCCTTTTTGAAAATCTTATCAAAAATGCTTTTTTTGTACCCTTTTAAAATAGGCAAATATCCTGTACGCTGAGAGGTTCCATGCATCTTTAAAGTAATCTCAATTAGATCTCCTGATTTAAAAGCTCCAAGATTATATGCAAGCTGTTCTGTATCAGCATGTTCTACAAACAGAGGCGCAACTGGAGCAGTTTTTTTACGAGTGCGATTTCCCTCTGTTTCATGTCCAGTCTTATTCTGTTTATTATTTTTTGGAATATATTTTTGACAAATCTCATGCCCGTTGATAGAAGTAAAAGTATCTCCAACTTTAAGAGAAGAAATGTCTACTCCAGTATAATTCAGACAAGACATTGGCAAAAATAATCCATCACTTTTTTCTCCACGAAGACGAATGGTGGTCACATTTCTTTTATTTGGATCCATATAACCACCAATACTATTCCCTGCGTCATCTTTCTTGCGAAGAAGATTATTATACTCTGCAAATTCTGGGGTCAGTTGTCCATCTGTTGGAAAGTATACTCCAAGTTGATTATCAGTATATTCCATAGAAACACATACGGTATTGCCAAAACATTCTCCAAGCAATAGCCGATCTGCATTTGGATGTTTATGTAAATTTTTTATATTAGTTATATATGCGCAATATGACATATTTATCAGTTCCTTTCTTCCCAAATAAATCCAAGAAACGGTTTTCCTTTAATGATACTTTCTTTTATTGTATTTTCAATTAGACGAATATCAGCTCTTTTTTTGGGACTTTTTCCTTTTACTAAATATTTAATAGCCCACAAGACAGCAGTATTAATATTATTAAAGTATTTCTTTCTATTTTTTGTAGATGCTTTGATTTTCCAATTTTCTTTATTTGCTAAAGTGTCAGCAGAATACATACTACTATTTTCCCAAGATAAAAATACTTCTGGCACTTTAGGGCTCTCTTTATGTGGATGACTTTTACAAGGTGGCAAATCTTCTATTTTATATTCGCCATCTAAATGTTCTGCAATATATTGTAACATTAAAGCGTCTTCAATTGCGTCATGTTTTTGTTCTTGCTCTTGTTCTTTCATAAAAGAATAAACTCTTTTTAAAGCAATATCTGAATTAGAATTAAAAAAGTTTTTAACTAATTCAGAATAATCTATAAGAGTCTCTTTTATCAAATTAGCAAAAGAGATAGAAAAAAGATCTTTCATATGATGAACTGTTCGTTCAATAAATAATTTATCAGCCTTCCCATAACAGAAAAAAATTGGGTCTGAGCCATCTGAAACTTTTTTCATCCATTCAAAAAAATTGAAAAAAGCATTATCCGCAGATGGTGCAGTATCAATCATTTCTTGAGTAATTCCTGTAAGATCTGTAATGAAATTATTAATTTTTTCATTTTTAGAAGGTTTTACCAAAGTACCAAATACTTCTCCATTATCATTTGTGCATCCTATGCTAATAATTCTTTCCGAAAATTGAGTGGCTTCAAAATCAATATAAAAATTCATATTTATCAACAGCTTTCTTCATAAAGTTTTATAACTCTATCTGCGCAATTTTCCATTTGCTCTTTTGAGATTTTTCTCCATTTCCAAAGCCAATCAGTACAATCTGCACACCAGTCAATAGAACAAATCGTATATTTCCCTTTTTCTAATCTGTCTAAGGCATCAAGAAGATTTTCATATTTAAATATTCTACTCATATAAAGAAAATCCTTTCTTAACTTATATTTATATTATATCAAAAATTTATAAAAAAATCAAGAAAGTAACATATGTATTACCCTCTTGATTTTTAATATACTTATTGCATATAATAATTTGGGTCTTTGGAAAGCCACCAATCTAACTCTTTTCCGCTTGTCCATCGGTCATAGATAGCTTGCAAAGTTTCAATATCAGTAGAATACATTTCAACCCCTGGCCGCACTAAACGATCGTTATGGAAGTGACCGAATAGCCATGCATTCCAAGTAACTTTCTCTTTGAATTCATCTAACCATCTTTCCATGGAATTATCTACGGTAGATTGGTCAACTCCTCTAAGAAATAAATCAAAAGGTTGCCATGCATATGGGCAAGTATGCGTCAAGATAAAATCGAAGTGATGACCAGACATACGAGTCTCTATATCTTGCATTTCTTCTGGCGTTAGTTGTTCATCTTTAAACCAACCAGTCCAAGAGGCGCCAGGGGTGGCACGATTTAATCTATACCACTTATCCACAGAATATGCTCCACCAATCACAAGCGTTGGATGCCCATCAATCAGATATGCATGACCATCCATAAAGTATCGGATATCGGGGAAATTTGCTTCTCGCCACACAGTACCATCAACTTCCTCGTCATACCATTGTTCCATCGTAGGAATATTTTCCGGTCTCTCTTCATGATTCCCGCGGACGCAATAAATATGAAATCCAGTGTCATTGACAGCTTTCTTATTCTTCGCATCAGTCTTATTGAGATAGAAATTCAATCCCACATCGCCAAGAATGATAACCGCTGTCTCTTTTGGAATATATGCTTGAGGGTCAATATTTTTTAGTCGGGAATTCACAAGACCATGTGTATCGCTAACCTGTGACAAGCCAATGCTTAATCACAATCATCATCTCCTTTAATAAGATACTTGTCTCCAAGTAAATCGTCAATAGTTATTGTTTCTAATTTGGAATAGGGGATTCTAATTAAAGGATAATTATGATTAAGACAAAAATGATTTTTAATTTCATCTCTCTCTCTAATACTTTCTAAAGTATCTACAGTTCGTCCCCAGTAAGTTGTATCAGGTCCAGTCAAATGTTGACGACCATCAAACTCAATCAATCTTTCCAACTGGCCATTCTGTCCATATATTGCAAAATCAAAACGTAATTTTCTGCCAGTCTCTGCAACTAATTCTGGTAAAACAATTTCTTTATTAAATATAATATTATTTTTTGACAATAGTTGCTCGATAACAAATTCACCTTTAGAACAAAGGCAAGAGCCACAAGATATAGTGTGACCGCTTTTTAATTGATTCCCACTAACTTCACAAAAGTTGCCACAGTCACATTTACACTTATACCACATTCTATTTTTAGTAGCTCCAACATATTGAGGCTTATATCCTATTGCTTCTAATACGGTCAGTTTGCCAAACTTTGTTTGAGCAGGAATCAAGGCCGCTTCAGTTTGTTGTTGATTATATTGTTTGAAACCATCATATTTTCCACAGCCACAACTTTTAGTTTTTCCAGAACGTAAACTATCACCCTTAATATTGGTAATTGTTCCACAATCACATTGACATTTCCAATAGTATCGATGGCCATCCAATTTACCCATATTTTCTAAAACGACTAATTTGCCAAAACGCTGACTAGTTAAATCTATTAATTTTCCCATACTTATTCCACCTTTCATAAAGAAATGAAAAGT